CTAGTTCCTGGTATGATGCAAACGCATAGTAAGTAGCCAGTCCACCTGTTGCACCCGCTTTTAACAGATAGGTGTTTGTGTAGGCCAAATTGAAAGGTTCGAACATCGTTCCGCTTTCTCCTCCCTCTCCCCTAGATCCAACACTCCTTCTGTTGAGATTCCTAACATTGATAATCTCGTCTGGCAAGATGTATGTGTTCTGATTTTTCTTTAATTGAAGAAAAGCATAAGATTCTTCCACAGCGTTTGATGATCTCTGTCTGAATTTGTTGACTGCTCTTTCCAGCGCCGTTTGATAGTGTTTAGGGTCTAATTCAACGTCAATCATACCGTCACCTAGGTTGTTCTTGACGTAATCAAATATTTCCTGTTGTCCTGTTTGTAGTTCTGACATACTCATATTTATTACCTTTGCCTGTGCAATAAATATGTATGATATGCCAAGATTGTCTATTTTTAAGCCTGAGAAAGGCAATGACTACAAATTCTTCGATCGTAACATCAAGGAGATGTTCGTCGTTGGGGGGACCGACCTACATTTCCACAAGTACATAGGCCCCTACGATCAGGGAGACACAAACAAGGACGGGGCGGCAAGTCCCACGCAACCACAGTATTCGGGCGATACATTAAACGAAAGAACCATACAGGATCTATTATTTCTAGAGAACAGGGACAGGAAATACGACGACGACGTTTACGTCGTGAGGGGTATTTACAATGTGCAAGATGCAGACTTCAACCTATCACAGTTTGGCATGTTCCTACAGAACGACACACTATTTTTAACTGTACACTTAAATGACATCGTTGAAAGATTGGGCAGGAAACCGATGTCGGGTGATGTTATAGAATTCCCGCACATGAAAGAAGATTACTCATTAGACGAGAGCATACCGATCGCATTGAAACGATACTACGTTGTCGAAGATGTGAACAGGGCGGCGGAAGGATTCTCACAGACATGGTGGCCACACCTGTTGAGATTGAAGATGAAGACAATGGTGGACTCCCAAGAATTCAAAGACATCATAGGTGATGCAACCACGACAGGATCTGTTGCCAATTACATGTCAACGTACAACAAGGAAAAATCAATCAACGAACAGGTTGTCGCACAGGCAGAGTTGGATGCACCCAAGTCAGGATTCAACTACAAGCAGTACTATGTTGCTCCGATTGACGAGAGGGGAAACATCAGGACTGACAATGTCAATTCTACTAATTCAGTGAGTGGTGATAAAACGGTCAACGCCGTGATAGACACACCAGCGAGTTCGCACTACGGATTCTATCTGGACGGTGACGGAGTTGCACCAAACGGTGCTCCGGCAGGATTTGGGATATCTTTTCCCACGTCAAACGTTGATAAGGGTGACTACTTCTTGAGAACAGATTACTTACCAAACAGGTTGTTCCGTAATGACGGCACCAGATGGATCAAGATAGAGGATTCGGTTAGAATAACTACTACTAACAACGATTCAAGAGGCAACTTCAAAACCAGTTTTGTTAACAATGCAACAGAATCGACGATAAATGGTTTAACAGTGACACAGAGACAAACATTAACAGATGCTCTCAAACCCAAGGCTGACAATTAAGAATGCTACACTTTTACGAAGGCCAAGTCAGGAAATTTTTAACTCAATTCATTAGAATTTTGAGTAATTTTTCTGTGGAAACAGGCAAAGGAAAAGACGGCCAGGTACAATTAAGGGCCGTCCCGGTTGTGTATGGAGATCCTACAAGACAAGTTGCAAGTATAATCAGGAACAATTCTGAGAACGCATTACAGTATGCCCCAAAGATTGCGTGTTATGTTAGAGAACTAAACTATGACAGGGAAAGAATGCAGAACCCCTATCATATTGAAAAACAACATTTAAGAGAAAGAGGTGTTGATGCAGACGGAAATTACACAAACGAAATGGGTGCAGGATACACGGTCGAGAAAGTCATGCCTTCTCCCTTTAGATTGGACGTGACTGCAGACATCTGGAGTTCAAACACAGACCAGAAATTACAGATCATGGAACAGATATTATACCTGTTCAACCCAGACTTCGAGATACAGAAATCGGACAACTACATTGACTGGACCAGCTTGAGTTATGTGGAACTGACAGGTACAACGTTCTCGTCGAGGACCATACCCGTTGGGGCTGAATCTGAGATTGATGTCGCTACATTGACATTTTCAATGCCGATATGGATATCACCTCCTGTGAAGGTCAAGAAGCTAGGAGTTGTACAGAAGATCATAATGAGCATCTATGATGACGATGGCGGAATAGCAAAAGGGTTAATAGACGGGGCACTGACATCGAGGAGTTACATCACACCAAACAATTTTGGATTGCTGGTAACTGGGAATCAATTGAGATTACTGGGGTCCACAGGAACAAGTGTGACGTCAGGCGGAGACGGCTTCCAGACAGGAGCAAATGAACCATCTAGTTATGATCCATTTGAGACATTTGGCCCAGCAGTCAATTGGAAAATATTAATAGACCAGTATGGCAAAGTGACTAACGGCACATCGCAGATCAGACTCACCCAACCCAATGGCAACGAGATCATAGGAACGATCGCAACAACAACACTAGATGACACTATCCTGTTATACAGCATCGATTCAGACACAATACCTAACAACTCACTGACAGCAGTTTCCAAGATAATCAACCCTGCAACATTTGATCCAGGCACGCCCACAAACGGAACTAGGTATCTTGTAATCAATGATGTTGGTGATAGCACCTCAACTTACCAGAGTGCTACATGGGGAACACTGGTAGCAAGTGTTGGAGACATAATAGAATGGAACAGTACAACCAGTAAATGGAACATAGCATTTGATGCCTCTGACCCAGATTCGACACAACATTATGTTACCAATTTAAACACAGGAATTCAGTATAGATTCAATGGTACAGATTGGGTTAAATCATACGAAGGCGTGTACGCACAAGGTAATTGGAGTATTGTGTTGGACGGTGGATCCGGAACTGATTACGATGCCAGCACTGATGCAACTACCCCTTGATAAAATCACAATAAACTGTTACAATAAGTCATGAAAGAAAACATAGTCTGTTCAGGTGCACTGTTCTATTCGATCGGTACCAAGCGTTTCCTGTTCTTGCAAAGGACCGACAAGAAGACACAGGGCATGTGGGGATTGGTTGGCGGCCAGTCTAAGTACACAGAATCAGCATTTGAGGGATTGAAGAGAGAAATCAAAGAGGAAGTAGGTGACACTCCTAAGTTCAAGAAAGTAATTCCCTTGGAGATGTTCACTTCGAACGATCAGAAGTTCTTCTTCCACACTTATCTTATCGCGATAGAGACTGAATTCCTGCCCAACCTAAATGACGAACACTCGGGCTACTGCTGGACTGCGTTTGAATGCTGGCCCAAGAACCTGCACATGGGTCTTAAGAACACACTGAACAACAAAGCCATCAAAGGCAAGTTACAGACTATACTAGATTTGATAACTTGATTAATTAACCAGCACTAATTTTTACAGTACCGCTGTCGTTCCAGAGTTGACCTGCATTACTAGGGTCGCTTGTTGGCAATTCCGTTGCCATTACTTTTCCTGAATTGTTTATCATCAGTGTGCCGTTGTCGTCTGGTAGGTCTATGTTTCTTTTAGTAGTTGACGTTCCTGATACAAAAGTCTTTTTACCGTCTTCTGTCTGCCACACGAATGGAACATCACGGTGTGCGTAGATGGCATTGTTGGCAATGGTCAATAGGGGTTTGTGCTGTCCGTCTTTTCTACCTATTATCTGTATTACACTTTGGTCTGCACCTTTCTTGTTGTCCTTGATGCTACCTTTGATCGAGCCTATTCTGATCTCTTCGCCGGCATCGTTTTGACCTTTGAACTCTAACCAAGTATCTGTTTGGATTTCGATATTACCGCTTACTTTTATACTCATGCATGTATTTATTTCAAGCAAAAAAAAGGCCCTATATTTCTACAAGGCCTTTTAATTCTACTAAAAAGTATGAATATTTATTAGTTGTTTGTCCTCACCGCACAATTTACCAATTTGATTCCTGCATCAGT